ATAAGAGCACCGTCGTATTCGCCAATACGAATCTGTTCAACAGATGCCTCAAGACCATTACGAGTAATCATCTCCTTGCGAAGAGCAACCATCTTATCGAGGATGTACTCGACGTTGTCAGCAATCTTTTCTTCTTCTAAGACTACATAGTTAGGATAGTTGTCAGAGATAACAACCTCTGAAGGTATCTCGTTGTACTCAGAGTAGTGCTGTACAACTAATTCCCAAACTTTACGATTGTCAGGGTCTAAGAACCAGGCTGCGTTTACTTTGCGTTGTAGTGCTGGAACGATGTTACGTTCACGAATGATCTTACTTATTAACCGTTGTTCGTTGTTCACGTTTGCCCCTTATAAGTTATTTAATTCTACGCCCCATGACCCATATCGAGCAACTCTGCTAGGAATGTCTATCATGCCCTTAAAGTTAGCCCTGTATGGTAAATCATCTATAAAGTTCTCTATATCAACATACAGTTCTGCATAGTTAAAAGGGTTAGCACCTCTTCGGTCTAACCTCTCCATGAAGTTGTCTAAGTGTTCTTGAGTCCAAAGGTCATCTTCGTAAGCAGCAAGTTCAATAGACAGTCCAAATTTGTTTCCTAAGTTCCACAGTTGACTTAATGCGACTGCGTTTAACTTAGTTATCTTTTTTTCTTCTGTAGTCCTGAGTAATTTCTTTGACTCCACAACTTCACTAAAAGCAACGACATCAATATGAACAATAATACGAGGCGGCGTTTCATTCGAGATGTCCCCATTTTTCATAGTACCTCTATAGTGTTGTATTTAATAATTAGATCTCTAAACTTTTTTGGATCATCAAAGGCCTCTTCAAGTTCACCTTCAGGAACTTCAGTGGGAATACTGATAAAATAACTTCCTCGATTGCTTTTACCTTTTTGGTTAATAAACCGAGTATGTTTGCAGGATCCGTCCTTAAACCACACGGGACAGTTGCATCGCAAGTCTTTAGTGTCGGTATCAACTTCTACTTCAAATACGCCAGCACCGCCAGCAGAGATGAACACTTGAATAGTGCGCCAAGAAGTCACTGCGTTCATCCTTTCTCCCTCAAGTCTGATCCAACTATAGGTACACGTATGAATGCTTCATTGGCAAAACTTGCCATAGCCTCAGAGTACCGTGTTTCCCAGTTCTCAAGTTTAACATTTGTGGTAACTATTGTTGGTAAAGCACGGTCATATCGTATACGAAGAATCTCATCAAAAGAAGCATCGTCGTACTTAGACCCGTACTCTTTTCCAAGATCATCAATAATAAGAACTCTAACGTTTAACCAGTCAAACTCTGAACGACCATGTAAACCATCCAACTTGTCATTGAGAGACTGCTTCTCAGACCCGTTTGCATCAAAAGAAGACTTCTTGTAAGAAAGAAACTCTGGATAAGTCAAGTAGTGAACTGGTCGAAAAGCCATGCTCACATCACTCTGCTTTAACTTGAACAGGCTAGATATGGAAGTATCGTCGTTTGACATTCGGCGAACAATTTCCATGGCTGCTACAACTGCATGTGTAGTCTTTCCAAGACCTGGACCGCCATCAAAAAGAAGTCCTACACCAGTTGTACCTAGTCCACCAATACTTTTAATAACATCACCCTCAAGGACTGTGTCTATCCACTCAGCAATTTGCTTAGGAAAAGAACCTGTATGGGCAATGATGTCTGATGGTTCTAATCCCAGAAACCGTCGAGGGATATTAGAAGTACGAAGCAACCAGTTGCGCTTCATAGGTGACAAACTGTTTAAGTCGTACACTACCTCTTGCCTCCCAAGTACTCTGCAATATATGACAACTGTGTAGCGATCTCTAGCATAGCGGTTGCTTGTTGAGCCATCGCGTCTGCTTGCATGACTTCTGCTACAACCTTGGCACGCTCTACATCAATACTGCGTGACATGTGGAGTGCCTCATCAATAACTTTCTTCTGACGAGTTGACCATGGAAGTTCACGATTAGGGGAAGGTTGAAGTCCTTGAACCCCCACAGAAGCAGTCAGGCCACTCATTGGGTTTAGGTTAATACTCTGAGTACTTCCCTGTACACCTTGAAATGACCCCGTTGCTTGCCGTGCCCTGTGTTCAGCCATAATCTGATCAATACTAGGCCTTGATAGTTCTGGCGCTCTTCTTAGTCTCACGTTGTATCCCCCCTCAGAGATAGTTACTTGTTTAGGTATCCTTCACGGATAGCGGTGAAAGCGTCTACATCTTGCTTGTAGTTAAGTTCACCTGTAAAAGATACAACCTTAGCAACGCCATCAACGTTACCTTCAAGTGGTGCCCACTTAATAGACTTACGAGGTGTGTAGTCGTTGACGATTGCTTTAGCACGACGCTTTGCTGCGGATGCGTTCTTGTACGCTTCAAATGCACCAAAGGACATGGAGTCACCGATTGACCAATGTAGCAACCATGCTCCACCGCTTGCGCTGTTTAGTACGATGCTCATGTTGCATGTTACGTCTGTCTTCTTAGCCATCTTTGTTTGCCTCCTTAAGGCGGTTTTCATAACGTTTAAATGCTGCGGTGCCTGCAATGGTTCGATCGAACTCAGTACCATCACTGGCGATTAACTTAGTGGTCGGGACTGTAGCACTAGTTGGTTGGGTTTCGTCAAATTGCTTACTGTTGACCGCTGAGAGTCCTAGGTTCTGACGAGCCCTGTTCATGTTGCGGTTAAAGGATGCAAGGAACTTCTTGTACAAAAATCCACCATCATCACCTACGCCGCGAAAGTTATCAGGGTCTGCCATGAAAAGGCGCATCAACTCTAACTCAATGACAGCGGTGGTGTGGAAGTCTCTACGGTACTTGCTTAACGCTCCTGCAAGATCTCGTACCTTAACGGTTCCTGGGAGAAGTGGGAACTTTCTTCCAACAAGGAAGGAGAACTCAGATGCGACATCCATAGGAGTCCATTCGTGCTCTGACCGCTTGCCCCTAGTCTTAGGGTCGTTCTTCGCGAACTTCGGCGCAGACTCCGCCTTTGGCTCGACAAGTCCAAAACCTGCCAGATCGTCTCCATCATCTTCATATTTTCTCACAAGTACGAGGGGTCCTTCCTCGGAAACATTTGTGTTTCCAATATCTTTTATTTGATTATATGTTTTGTTATTAGGTACTAATGACATATCTACAGTATTACTACGTGTACTAATAGTCACCTTATCATGTGAGGTGCGGTAATTTTTTACCACGGTATCCTGGTAATTTTTTACCACCATCTCCTCATCTTGGTAATTTTTTACCACCTGATAGATGTCTTTTCCCTGGTAGCCGTTAGCACGGCGGGTGTGCTGTCGGGTTAAAAATCCTGATGCCTCTAAAGCCTTCAAAGCCGTTCTAACGGTCTTGTCACTAGATTTACCAGTCCAAGTACACATATCGGCTACAGAAGCCTGCAAACGGCCTTCAGAGCCTGATTTAAGGCATATAAGCCCAAGAAGCCTGACTGCAAAATCGCTCAGGTCAGATGTAAAGGCGCCCTCTGGGATGTTCACTCCTCGTCATCCTCGTCTATGTACTGGGTAGGGTGCCAGCCCTCGTTGTGTATGTCCTCAGCAGTTTCATGGAGAACTCTCATAACCTTGGCGGCGATGTACGTGCTCATCAGTTCGACTATGTCTCCAATAGCATCTTGGATCACCTCAAGCAACGCCTCTTCAGGCTCCTCGTCCTCGTCATCCATGATAATGAGTTCAAGTTCTCCCAAGATGTTCCACGCGTCTACTCCGTAGTCTTCAACAGAGTGCAACGCCTCATGGCACTCCAAGGAGTCATCCCACGCAATAGCGAAGATGTCGTGAGCCTCGACCTGCTTAATGACCTCTTTGGTTGGATCAGATGCACTGGTAAATGTTCCTAGTCCGTCTGTCACTTCTGGAAGTTCAAGAGCCGAAGAATAAAATGCATGGTACTTAACCTGATACTTGTTGATTACTGACATCATGCTGTCATAGAACGTCAAGTCCTCAGTCATGGCAAAGATAATAAACGGATCTGGAAACATCGTGACAAGATCACCGATAGCGGCAGACACATCCTCGTCTGTAAATGAAACTACATTGATGCGTGTGCTCATGGGAGAGTCGGCATCTGAGGTAAGCGGCGGCGCGGTGCTTGGGGGGTTGCTACAGGTCTATTGAGCCACTTGATGATTACTACTGCTACAAAGGTCGCAGCGGGAGTTGCAACAATGAGTTGTTTGTTCCAGTAACCAAGTGAGTAAAGGCCGCCAAAACTTAACGGAAGCGTTAAATATTTTTGAC